GCAGACGGTAATTTGTACGTCCGCGGCTTTTTCTGTCTAATAAAGACGGCTATTGCAGCCGCTTGATGGCCACACACTGATATACCTCGATACTTTCCACAATATCCTCATGGTTGTGATTGGTATCACTCTCCACCAGATCCAGCTCCAAAAAGGTCTCCCCGCTCAATCCGGCAAGCTGTGCATGAAGCAGTCCGGACAGGTCAAACACCTTCAGCGCATCCTCCTGCAGCTCGCTGCCCTCAGCACTCGAACCTTCCCAGTCCGTCACGATGTGCAGTTTAATCAAAGGTTCTGCCCGGTATTCCACACCGGGAACAATCGCATTCCACTGTATAGGGCAGAATTCCACAAAGACAGCCGGACGCTCCCAGTTTTCTTCCTGTTCGATGAATTCCACATTATGGTTCCACAAGTCTATGTGCTTGATAAGGTCAATGGCCTTCAGCTCCCGGCAAAGCATCCGGTAAAGTTCTTTTCTCATTTTCTTATGATATTATATTCAATGGTAAAATACTCTGTTAGGTTCTCTTCTACAATCTCACGGACGGCTTTTTCCACTTCAGGCGATGTGCCGAGGAAACGGCGTCGGGGAATCCTGATGGTGCTTCCTGCTTTCTTTAAAGCCATGAACATCCAAAAATCGGCTTCTGTATCAAGCCGGACATTTCGTTTGTCTTTTCGAAGTTTGCCGTCTTTTCTTCTACCGAACGCTCCGGTTGCCTCATAATACTTATGCCAGAAGAAACGCTTCATCCGCTTGGTCACCACTATTTCACCGCCATCATTATGAATGGCCGCATAGGGCAGAGAGGTAAAGAAGGTAATGCTGTTTTCCGTTGTCCGACTTCCGATACTTTTCCGAAGCGCCCCGGTATCTGTTAGTATGGCTCTACCTTCATTCCGGATGGGGCTTTTCCGTCGCTGCCATTTCTCACTGAAAAAAGCCTGCCGTTCAAAGTTCTTGTCAAACTCATCACTCATTTCCACCTGAATGTCTTTCAGTATCCGGGCCACTACTTTTTTTACGTTTTCATTCATTCCCAGTCAAAGTTAAATTTCAATTGTACCGTATCGTCCGGCAAATCATTTTTAGGGTCTGCGGACGCTTTAAGCATATTGTAGAATGTACGCTCACTAATAGCATACACAGGATATATGTACCGCCGCCATATTTCACGGTTCGGTACACCGTGACTGGCATAATGGTCATATATCCTGTTTACTTCTGCTACACGCTTCTGATAACTGACTCCGTGCCGCTTTCCCATATAGGTTTAATCGTTCATAGACGGTTCTACTTTAGGTTTATAGGGACGGATGTCAAGCGTCATTTTTGCGCTTACCGTTACCCGGCCACTTCCTTCACACTGTCTGCAGACTTCCTCAACGGTTTCGCTTCGCTTCTTTCCAAAGATCCGAGAGGGATATTCTACAACTTTCTTTACTTTACCTGTACCGTAGCAAGCACGGCACAGGGCTACTTTCGGAGATTTCTCCACTTCTTGTATCATAGTTCTATTATTTATGATTCTGTCATTCCCAGAGGGATAGGTTTCCACATTCCGTTTTCGTTTTTGATTTCAGCACGGATAAACTGTTTGCTCACTTCCGGCTGGTAGGCTTCCTCAATGATACGCACACCTTCAATGAAACGGTCATCTCCGGTTTCCATGGCCACTTTGCGAAGCTGCACGATGCGTGAAGCCTTCAGCGTTCCCTTGGCATCACGGGCCAACAGACGAAGCACCATGCTCACCAGTGCCTTGGTCTTTTCATCTTTGGCCAGACCTTCGATGTATTCCTTCACAATGGCTATACCGTCTTCCACCGTGTCACGGTAACCGTCGGTCACATACACACCCAGCGTGATTCGTTTGTCGCCTTCACTGTTAGTAAAGGTATGGCTGCGCTGGTCATCCTTCACCTTGGTCTTGAAAAGGTCTGCCTTCATTTCCAGAATGGTTTTGAAGTTGTCCATCACAGTCTGCTTGCTTGCCTTGATCTGCTCACTGATGCCCAGCAGTACCGGAATGGAGTTTGCTATCTCCTCATCCACCATCTGTTTGTACATTTCGCGGTCATTCTTGGCTTTTTCCTCTGCCGCTTTCTTTGCTTTTTCTCTCTGGAAGGCTTCAAATTCCGCCTTTTCCTCTGCCGTCATTACCACGGTCGTTTGTTTCATTTCTTCCATGATTCTTGTTTTTTGGGGTTATTGGTTTTCATAATCCTGCATTTCAGGTTCGTCTTCCATCAGCATAGCCTCTCCGTTGGCGTATGCCCAGTCAGCCAATTCACTATAAAACTCGGCTGCATCTTGCTTCTCCATATCAGAGGCAAGCAGGTTGATTTCCTTTTTCAGATTCTCTAAAATCTTTGTGTTTCTATTTTCCATATCCTATCAGTTTGCCGGAGCATCAGGGTCAATCTGAATGAGTGATACCATGCTCACGGGGTTAATCGTTTGCTTTTCTTTCCTGGGCTTCAAGCCGCCTTTCCGTTGTATGGACCGAAGCTTTACCGCCAGTTCATCCAGTTCGTCCACCGTAATCTGTCTGAACGCTTTGCCGACTATTCGGGGATTACTGCAGAAGTCATTGATTCGTGCCCAGTCGGATGTATCTATGCCCAGCTTCTGCATCAGGTTCAGACAGAGACTCCGTTTCCGCCGCAGCTCCTCACGCAGCTTCTGTCGCCATTCGTCTTGTCCGCTCAGCTTCTCCAGAGCCGTACAGCAGGCTTCATACTCCTTGGCTGTCATTTCCTTCAGACTGTCCGTCCGGTTCCACGTGTACTGCAGCACAATGCTTTTCTTGAATTCTTCCCGGTCTCCTGTACAGGGAAGCTTGTTGAACAATGTGTAGAACCGGGCGAAATTGGTTACTTCCTGTGCCATGTCATTTACCATTAAGAATCATTTCACATTCCGTTGATTTGGTACTGACACGATAAATTATCTTATCCGGCTTCACTGATTTACCTTTGTATTCAGCCTCAATTTGCTTAGCAAATATCTTTTTGAACTCATCACCCATTTTAGAAAGTATTTCTTTATTGTACTCCCCGCAAAAACCTATGCGTGAGGATTGGATTTCACGAATTGTTCCTCTATATACCGTAGCGGTCAACTTCATCACCACAACACCGGTTTCCATTTTTATTTTTCCCATATCGACTAATTTTATTCAAACAACACTTTAATGCCACACGAACTGGCCACGTCAAGTTCCAGTTTGGCTCCCTTGCTCAGTTCCCAGTCCTTCAGCATATAGATATAGTCACAAGCCAGCAACAGGGCAATGTCGGCCCGCATGTGGGCTCTCCAATGAGCTTCATCCGGCAATCCGTTCCTGAAAGGGTTTACAGGGTCATAGCCTTGTGCCTTCAGTTCCTCCTCGGCACGGCTGAAGGCTTCCTTGCGCTCATCCATGTCATAATGCGCGATAGCTCCGCTGATGTACACCTTCCCGGCACCGGTCGCCTCACCGCGCTGATAAGCCTTGTGCCGTTCCCACCGTTCCGGAACGACCACACTGTAGTTGCACGATTGGCAGCAGCAGCCTTCTTCTTTCACCGGGAACGGATTGTATCCGTAGCCCTCATACTCTTTGCCGCAGATGCAGCACACTTTCTTTTCTTCTTTCTTTTCCATCACTTCAAATCTTTTTAATGTTTACTTTACAACTTGGATTCCATATCAGCACATTACGTGCAAACAAGACATCACCCGTTTCTATTACGACATGACCGGGCATTTTCGCTCTTCTCACTTTTAAGTCGCTTTGGATGTTTCGCTCCAGCCAGTCATCCAATACGGACCGGCTGGAATTTCCGTCCAGCAGTATCTGGAACACTTCAGTTCCGGTGTAGCTTTCAAAAGCCTTCTCGTTATTATCCATAATCATTTTGGTAAATTATTACTTGTTTGAATGATTCCGTCTTCCCATACCACATAATAGCTTCCCGGGTCTCCAATGGCGCGTCCTTGACAATAAGCTTTATAACCGACCACCCGAATCTTCATATCACAGATATATTTCAATCTTACTGCACCGCCACCCATCGGCTGGCTTTTCTTTTCCTGGCTGATCCAGATGAAACATTTCTTCGGAAAGGTTTCCATCAGTTCCACAGCCTGCGGATAATCCCATCCGGCCACCTGAAAGGAATCGATGATGATAAACTTCGGGCTTTTCGGTTTTTTCAGTCTGGCAATCACTTCCTCCAGACTGCCTTCTGTCACCACACGAAATTTACCCTGCACCTCATTCATCTTCAGATAACCCATACGCCGTTGGAAGCTTTGGTTGATTTTCTCTTCGTAACTCATGTACAGCACCGTCCCATAGTTGCACAGTTCCTTTCCAAGTTGCATCACAAAGCTGCTTTTCCCACTGGCACTGGCACCGCTGATGAACCACGAAGCGTTCTCTGCCGGGAACCCGAAAGGTTTGCTCCATTTCTCATTCCACGGCAGAGTAACCCATTTCTTGGCGGCTATTTCCTTCGGACTGTACGCACGCTTCATTATTCCGCTGTCATTTTAAGTTTTTCAATCTCAGTATAAACTCTTCTCAAACCACCGCGTGTCTTCCGTACAATCTGGGCTATATCAGCACCTGCCGGGGCATTTACCTTGGCTACAATACGTGCCTGGTTGTTCAAGAACTGTTCGCGCTCCTTGCCATCATCCGGAGTCACCTTGCTGTACCGGTCACCATAACGGCTCAACATTTCGGTATAACCCACCTTCTTGCATTCTATGGAGCGGTTGATTTTCTCTTTCAATCCGTCTGCCCCCATCATGTACCAGGCGCAGCAGCGTTCAGTGGCATTCCACAAGGCCTTCAGTTCAAGGAAAGCTTCATACTGCAGATCGCCTGCTTCATCGAGGATGATAAGCGGGGTTTCCATAGAACGGAGGTAATATACCAGATCTTCATACACATCAGAATACTTTCCCTTACTGTCCACACCAAACTCTGCAGCAATCTTGCGTACCAGCTTCAATTTGGTCTTGACCTGCGAGCAGTCGATATAAACGGCATTCTTGTGGCTCTGCACATAATAACGTGCCGTGAAAGTCTTGCCGATATTGGGCATGTCGCACAAGATACCCGACAGGCTGGACTGCTGTGAAAACTCCAGCTGGGCTGTGATATATTCAAATGTCGGGGTCTTGGCTGCTTTCCATTCCATTTCACCACGGAGGTTCACCCCTAATTTCCGGGCAATGCTTATCCAGTTGGCATCGCTCAGGGCTTTGTCTGTCTGTCCGTTTTTGATTGCACTGTACACAGACGTACTGATGCCCAAGGAGGCAGCATGCTTGGCATCACTGGGATAGTTCACACGGTTGCCGGCTATCGCTGCTATAATCTTCTGTTTTTGCGCTTCTGTAATCATAATTCTAACGCTGTTTTAATGTTGTTCTAATTCTGTTCTTACATATCACTGATGGCTCTCATTGCCTCGCTTATTCCGGAGTGCCATTCATAATCAGATTCCGGATCTGCCGACAAATCGGCTGGCAAATCCTCGGATAGTTCCACCGGGGGAAGTTCCAGTTCCTCTTCCGGATCATCCGTTGGCTGATCGGGTGTACCGGTGCCCACCTTGCCGATGGCGTGGTCATTGAGGTATTTGCTGAAATGACTTACAATCTTAGCCTGCTCTGTATAGGCAGCCCGGTCTTCTTCGGTCTGTTCTGCCATCACCCGGTTGTAAGTCACTACCGGACGAACCTTGTCAAGGTAGCGGTCGTTCTGGTACAGGAAGACATCCGTAGGCTTACCCTCTTCATCCGGCAGATAGTAAGCCGTCACCTTGCGGTTGTTTGGTTCCAGCTGCTCCAGCACTTCCGGACCGCTCAGCCACCAGTCCGCATTTGCCACACGTACTGTGGAATTTCTACGAATACTGGTATCTACCTTTTCTCCGATATATCTGCTCAAGGTCAGTTTATCAAGCGGTCGAAGGGTCGGATTGATTTTGGCTACGAGCACATCCCAACGGGTCATTCCGGGATATTTCTTTTGATTGGGGTGAAGCGTATTGTTCCATTCTTCACAATCGCGCCGGTCGTCCGCCACAAGCTCCTCAAACGTATAATACTTTCTGTCTTCCCAGGTGTGGTTGCTGCTGTCACTCACTTTCTTCTGGTCCACCCGCCGTGCACCTTTGTTATGCCAGCGGCCAATGGCTTCATGGTTCTTATGTGCTATGGTTGTCTTGAACACACCGTTCAGAGCTTCAGCATATTTCTCCTGTGAGTTCTGTGGAGCACAGAAATGCACAAACTTAAATACCTCGCCTGCCTTCAGAAATCCTCCTTTATACTTGCTCATCAAGTGCTGCTCCACCTCAATACCGGCAGGAATACCCCATCCGTTGCGTTCGATGAGCCGGAACATATCACGGAAACAGTCCACTACCAAGGCATCATCCTTATCCCGCCCGTAGGCCAGCCCGATACGGCACTGGCTCACCGCATCATAGGCATAATAGGCATGCACATACTCGCCGCCCTTCATCCGACGCGGCAAATCCACGTCATCCATCGTAATTTGTGACAAAGAGAACTCACCACCATGGCGGTGCATGTGCGGCATTTGCTCATGATAGAATTCCATACGTCCACGCAAGGCTTTTTCTATCAGCAGCTGGCTTGCCGGGTTGTTCAGAATGTTCCGGATAGTGCTTTCGCTCAGTTCTTTCGGTTCCCCGTTCTTATCCGTAAAGTTTTCCGGATTGAATATCTCCCCTGTTTCCAGATCCCATACTTCCAGCTCACCGCATACAAACGACAGATACATTTCATGCACATCACTGCCGTATGGTTGGTTGGGAAGTACTTTCAAACTCATCACCAGGCGTTCGTCCATGTGAGTTACCTTCCGTTTGTTCTGGTTGCCGAATTTTCCGGTTATCAGACATTCGTAACCGTACTGCTTGTATTCGTTCACTTTCTTGCGGAAACGCAGGGTACTGGCAGGAAGGTCATGACCAAAGTCTTCGCGTAAGGTCTCGATGGTAGTGGCCATCATGTCCCAGTTATATTTTTCACCCATCAGTTTGCGGTAATCGTTGCTTCTGTTATAAAGCTTGATACAAGTATTCAGAACTGAAGCATTCACCGCATATTTCCGGGCAAGTTCGTCTGTAGCTCTGTTGCTGGAAGAATGGGAGGCCCAATCCAAGAAATAAGCTACTGCAGCCTGATCCAACACATAGTTTGACAGTATCCAGTGGCGAAGTGCCTGCTCTGTTCCTCCGGGGTTGTCTTCCTTTACCCGCTCCAGGCACTCGGTAGGCAGACTATTGAGGGCGACCAACGCGCAATTTCCAGCAGCACCTCCACCACGGCGCACCACCTTGATACGACCACGGTTCACCCAGTTCCTATAACAGGATTCGGTGATATAGCCGCCATCGATGAGCTCTCGTGCAGAAATACACTGTATGTTACCGTAATACACCAACATAGTCACCTCCTATCTCAATGCAGATGCAAACGCTTTTATGTGGTCAATTTCCGAAACCATTACATGCTCGTAAGTCTTCACTGTTTCTCCTTTGAATATTACCTGGCCGCTACCATCCTTGCGGTCAAACTCTATAAGAGCACCATTGGGACAATATAGGCGGGATACTTTGTCATAGTCGTGAAAAACCTCCACCTCCGGAATAACAACCATCACAATACCGCCACGGTCCATGGCCAACTTACGGATCTTTGCAGAAAGTTCGGAGTTACCACGACGGTCATCAAACCGGATAGCGTTATAAACAGTCTTCTCTGTCACGTTGAGGGCCTTTGCGATAAAGTCGCGGTCAGCTTTCGTAATGTGAATGTACCTCTTGTTCATATCTCACTTATTTTAATGATTAATATTGGAGGGAGTCCGGGGAATCGAACCCCGGCGCAAGAACCATGCACTCCCGTGTGTCTTTCCACACCGTCACCCGTCTCTTAACGCCTTCCGGGTCGTCACGCTGGGTTATCCTGAGTATCTTTATCTTCTTGTTTCTTCTGTTCGTGCCACCTTAGTGTCTGAAACGTATCATAGTTCATCACGAGTAAAGATGTATATGATTCATCTCGGAACCTTTCATTCTTGTTAGGTACTGCATCCTTGATTTCATTAAGAACATCACCAACCGCACTGAGGAGTTTTTCCAATGTTTCCGGTTTTACCTTTTTCAATAATGTCTCTTTCATAATCTTATACTTAAAAATCGCTAATCACACGCCTTTTTTGTATCTTTGGCGCGGTGTTCTTTTTTGAACACGCTGCAAATATACAGAAAATCCTGTAATAACAAAAGATATGAAAGAAAAAAATACAGAAATATCTGCAAGAATAGAAGAAGTTATATTTATCTTGCACACTAATCCAAATAAGTTCGCCAATGCATTAGGGTACAGTAGAGCCCAAACTATCTATGATATAGTAAGCGGAAAGTCTGCTCCAAGCTATGACTTTTTTAAAAGGTTTATAATGTCAGGATATTCTGTATTTATCAACCTTCGATGGTTATTTACTGGGGAAGGGAATCCTATAATTGAAGAAACTTACTATGAATCAGATTTGCCAATTATTAAGGGGGAAATGACAGAAGAGCAAGCACAAGCTAAGTTGAAAGCAGTTAAAGCCGCAAAGAATCAAAACAATATACTTCATGAGGAAACAAATAATAGTACCACTGAATCTTTCTTGTCTATAATAAGAGAGCAGGCAGAAGAAATAGGAAGGCTTAAAGAACAGATTCGCCAAATGACAATCGAAAAGGGAAAACATGTGTCGGATGCACACATTTCCGGTACTGCAAATGTCGGGTAGGCGGATTTACTGTTACCATACACCGGTGATGGGAAACGAAGCGTACCCCCTATCATCCCCCATGATGTCCCCCTCCCAAGCAATCCCCCTCCCCTACCTTCATATATGGGTATAAAAACACTGATATTAGGGCATTTAAAAACTAAAGCGTGAAAAATGATAGGTTTTTAGGGGGGGGCTATCAAATAAAAAACGAGGGGTATTTTTAAAATTATAGTATTTTAGTACGTCTGTATCGCACACCGCCAAAACCATATTTTGAATATCCAGTTCTATAAAAGTGAATATCCACTTTGAACATCCACCTGAATATCCAGCGTCAAAAAAGACCGATTTCAAGCACAAAAAAAGGGAGGTATAACAACCTCCCCACACCGGATCATTCTAAAGCCATTTTTATTGCGTTTTTGCCCGCTTATTATTCGTCTGATACATTTCCACTACGCCCGCAAGAAATGAGCGTAGATTGCTTTATTATAGCCTTTTTGGTGCATATAGTACCGTTCCCGGACAATCCTGCATGCAGCAAATAATTCTTCGTTGCACCCACCTGTTCAGCTGTAAAAACGGTATAAACCGCCGAAATGCTGCTGAAATACCAATCTTTCCGCTTTGTTCCTTCTATTCCGTGCGTCAAATGCACATGTATTACCTTTGCCATAGTTTATAATATTTTGTTGCAAATATACCAAATATCTATTATATGGAATAAATTAAGCAATATTATATCAAATAATCAGGTACAAAAAAAGCAGCCGCAGCTGCCATGCACTCCCCCACCCGAATCAACCATGTAAGCCCTATGTAAACCCAATTAAACCTATCTGCAAATCTGTATGCCTAAAAAGCACCTAAATGTAGCTGCAAATTAAACCCACGTAAACGTTTCGTTTTGCAGAGCCATCCACTCATATCTTGCACAACCTTTTGTATATCAATAGCTTTGATGTCTTTTTCTCCCAACCCTCAATATACGTTTCGTTCTGTGCCCCATAAATATTTTTCTGAAGAAAAAGGAATATATGGGGGATTTTAAACCTCCCATCATTTTGTTCTATTTTTTTATATACTTCATCCTCATCTCCATTTAAAATGATTAGAGATTTTTCTGTTGAAAAAGAATCTCCAACTACATCTTGAATAAAATGATAATGTCCTTTAGTCTTTAATGAGAGATTATATTCATCAGATAAAGTACGACTATAAAAGAAACATTTCTCATTTGCGTTGGAAGGCATATCTAAAATGTCATCTGTTAAGTATTTTGCAACATCCCGTTTAAATCTAAAATGTTTAGAACATGCTTCACGCTCCTTTTTATTAACTTTTTCTGGCAAATATATAAATGGCTTTGACTTATATGAGGAAAGTATATTTGTACGAGTGCTTTTACCCCAAAGTAACGACATCTTTAATGCAACAAATTCCTCACATAACATCTGAGCCCAATCTTCACATAATGGGAAATATACTATAGGCATTTTGACATCATCACTATATTCCACTTCTCTATTAATGTAATAATCAATAATATTATTCAGAACACACAACAACTTTCTACCTTCTTTAGTATGTAAATTAAGAGAAGATAGTATATTCAAAAGAGCCTTGAATTCATGGCTTTCCTGTTTTGCTGTTTTTATAAAGTTGTCGTGTAACATATTAATTAGATTTAAGAATAATAATGTCCAAATTCATGATTGCCCGTGTCATACCGACATAAATTTCGAATAGAAAATTATCCCATGAACTCTTGATCTTTGAAGCTGGGATGACAAGTATTATATTGTTATCCTCTAAACCCTTATATTTAAGTATCGTTGTAAAGGCTAACAATTCCTTAGACTTCCTTTCTATAGTTTTTTCAGATAAAACTTCAAGAAATGACTCCATTTCTGCTATTATATCATATACTGAATCATCATCTTCATTTTCTTTATATTTAAAATCAGAATGTATCAGCAATGTTGTAGAAGAAATTTCTCCGCAATATTGAAATAGATGTTTGGTGTGTTCTTTAATAGTTTTCTTTACTTCTCTTACATTATCATGGAAAGATATTGTAAGTCCTGCTATATCATTTCCTTTAAGAGAATCTAAATATAACTCAAAAGCTTCCTGGCAATGTTCAACTGACAATACTTTATTGGCATATTCTACAATAAGTTTATTTGTAGGAACACGTTTGTTCTCATCAAGTATGAAGCATGCTGCGTATTTTGCTATTTTATTAATATTTTCATTCAAATTTCGACTAACATTATTATATCCTTGTTCAAGATCATAAAATACTAGATATCGTCCTTGTTTAAGACCATTGTGTTGTGAACTTAATAGTTCATTGAGCACAATATCAACACCTTTATCAATGACATCTTGTGCTTCATCAATAATAATATAGTCATAATCTACCTTAGTAATTTTACTGAGTTCTTTGCTTAAAAGTTTGTAAACATCATATTGGCTATTATCACTTTTAATATTAAGTTCTATATTTGTTATTTCCTTGATATAATTATTGAATGTTTTGACAGTACATGAACTTAATCGTTCTTTATCTAAATCAAGCCGAACCTTACTTGCTAGCAGTCCTGTCCAACATAGATATAACCCCTTAAGACCACTATGTCTTTTAATAAATGCTTTAGCCATAGTGGTTTTTCCTGTTCCTGGTCCACCCTCAATTAATATTCTAGGATTTTTTCTCAAACCTTCTAGAATACTTAGATTGTCAATCTGTAACCAATCCAAAACTTCGCGAAGCGAAGTTAGTGAATATTTATAACGATCTTCAATTGATGGAGCAAGTGAGTTTACAATAGACTGTAATTCTGTCTTTGATATTATACGTTTAGAGCGTTTATTTTTACGAATTACACTTAAACAGAAGTCTGCAAAAGAATTATCACTATCTTGATCTAACTTATTCCAAAGTTTATGAGAAAGGTTGATTTGAGAAGAGTCACGTGATATGTCAAGAGTACTATGAGGGAAAGCACATACATAATCAACAAATATTTGATCCTTATTTAATATCCCATTATTTAACAATGCCCATTTATAATCATGAGCTTGCTTAAATGGTGTTCTACTCATTTCCCTTAAGACCCCTTTATAGCTATAATAAAAGAACCCCCTTATCAACTCAATTATACCACCTTTAACTTCAACAATAATTGCACCTTCTTGGCATATAAGGAGAAAATCAATCTGTATTTCATTTTGACCTCCATATGGTATGTTGAAAGTTTTATCATACCACATATACCATGTCAAAGGACTTGCTTCACAATCTCGTACAATACGTTCATACATATCTTTTTCTCCCTGAAGTACATTACCACTATTGTAATTAATACCAATAGTAGAGTCAATTAGAAGAGTATCTTTATGAGATTTAATAATGATTGCCATATTGTTGTGAGTTATTTATAATTTGATTACTTCCAAAGATTTTCGTCTACAAGTTCGGACATTGAATAGTTAAACATGTCTATCAATTCTGCCCTATGATTAGGAAACATTTCTAGAACTTTTATTAGAGACTTTAATGATAAACACATTTTGACTCTATCGTAATATCCATCTCTTATATCTTGTTCAAATTCATCGAATGTTTTTAGCTTTGGCCGTGTAGTTATTTTTAATGTCTTTTCTTCCCAATAAGATTGATTTCTATAACAAAATTGCCAAAAAGACATTTTTTTGTAAAACTGCTGCTGGTTACACCATCTGGCAATTTGGACATAAAAATTTGATACTGGGGCATTATGATAGTCTTCATGCCTCATCACATATCCAACACATCCATATTGCATGAGTATTTTAATTCTTTGAAATAATTCCCAAATGTCTTTATAAAATATATCTACTTTTGTTGGAGACTGTTTAAAACCACAAAACAAATAGAACTTTGTACCTTTCTTTGGATTGTAACGTTTCCAGATTTTAAGTGATTTTTCAATTATCTCATGATCTTTCCAATTATCAAAAGCAAAAATAAAATCACCATGATAACGCGACCGTGATAACATTTCTGCCATTTCTTCGCCATAAGGACTTTCTGCTAACATGCGTTCATCAAGACCTTGCCGGAATTGAAATGGGCGTTTAGTCTCTATAAGTTGCTTCAGTAGTGGTCTCCAAATAGATGGGTCAGAAGCAAGAAAATTGTCATCCCATAAATAGATATATGGCCGAACAAGTTTTCCGTTTTTATCTTTCTCATCATCCAAGAACCATTGTAATTTAGAATATGGTAATATACAATTCTCTAGTTTATTAACACAGAATGGACAATGTCTTACACAACCACGGGTTAAAAAACCTATTGAATATTTTTGATAATCTTTAAATTTTTCTCGTTTAAAACCTTTCTTAACTTGTTGATTAATAAATTGATCATATAAATGATAGTAAGGCATCTGACGAGACATGCTAATCCCATACTCTTTACCTCCATGAAAGTTTCTAAGAGTATTTAGGAATTCATCATGTTCTAATTGGTTCATATCTTGTTCACGTTTTCTACGATATTCCATTACACTTACTTCATTGGCATAAAATCCAGTTCCTCCACATTTAAACTTCTTTTCTTCCGGTGTTCCTTTTGATCGTATATATAGTTCTGGTAATTTGGTAAACGTAAAGACACAAGACAAATATATTCTTGTATAATGTAAAGTATTTGCCTGAGGATCAAGAATTAATTCAAATGGAATTCCATTATCATGGAAAAATCCTGCCAATTTTAGTAATACAAGATTTGGGTGACGCGTTCCATTATCAAGTAGATCCGCATCAATTAGTCCTATTATTTCTTGTTTTTTTGACATATTATTCATTCATTGATTTTATAAAGGCTTTGCCTTTCTCTGTCAATACATAACCGCCTGTTTTACGCGAACCTTGATACTCAATCAAATTAAGATCTTCTGAAATAAGTTGCTTAAGGATTCTATCAATAGTAGGCATTGATATTTTTATTGCATCATGCAAGTCTTTTCTTTTAGCTATTCCTAGTTCTGAAATCTTTAACAGGACACTTTTTATCTTATCATTTATCTTATCATTTATCTTATCATCATCTGAGGAAATAAAATCATCCCCAATCAAGACTCTATCACCAAAACCTTCTCTACAAGGAATCTCAATCAAGAAATAACTTCTCTCTTCATTTGTCTCAATCACAGCAGGAGCAGAGCCATTTCTTCTTAATTCGTCTTGTATGGTTGGGATACCGGTTCCTCTACCTTCGGACAACTGAAGTTCTTTGAGATAATCGCCCAAACGACGATTACGGTAGCGGCGTGACTTCAGACGTTCAGCCTTTTGGATAGCATCAATGCTGATGGAACGGTCCGGACCGGCATAACTAAGAATGGAAATCTTTTCTGGCTCAATCGTAATCTCAACCGGTTCTCGTTCTTGATAATCTCTATGATACAAAGCATTAACGACTGCCTCTTCAATTGCTTGATAAGGATAGTTGAAGAAGATTATAGATTCAGCCTTGTCTTTCTGCTTAATGATACGTTTCTTGATAACATTCGTTTTGATATAGTCCAATGCCTGTTTTATCATATCGGGAACAGGGCCAACAATCTTTGGAACCTCAATCATGTTATTGGGATTCTTAATGCAGCCCTCGGGAAAGATAACAATATCTACTTGTGTTGTCGGGAAAAATTTGGCAGGATTCTTACAGAACATCATAGCGGCCACATTCTTGACTAGTTGACGTTCAACGGGCCCTACCAGCAGGTCCATTTGCGACAACAACTCGAACAGGGACAGCTTTTCGAAATCAGCAACCAAACGACTGTTGACTGTTTGCAAGTAATCCAGAACCAAGGCTCTTGAAATATCTGTTATCTCTATACTCTCATTACCCCTTTCATCAAATGGAGTACGATTCGCCATCTCACGCAATTCATCCAAGACTTCACCTCTCGCCTCAATAGTATTGGTTCCACTACGAACATACCACTTACATGGCGACTGATTACTTGCTGTAACTCGTTCACGTACATTATAAGGACGGTTCACTCCAGCTGGCACCCAAATAAGCAAAACGTATTTCCCGTCAATCTCCTGCATGTCGATTCGTGGCAAATAGAATGGCTCAATCTTATGATTGAACCCAACCATATCACGTTGTATCTTATCAAGTTCCTCTATAGGAACACCTGTCACTGGCCGTTTTGCGATACCTGTGTTTTCTTCTTCTTGAACACCTACGATGATGTATCCTCCGCCAATGTTATCAAAATCATTAGCGAAAGCACAGATGGTGCGATAAATTTTATCTGGATTCCATCCTGTTTTAAACTCAATACGGGTGGATTCTATTTTACGCTTATGAAGCAAGTCTTCTATGTTTACCGGAATAGCCATCTTGATATACTTATTTAGATTTATCCTTTTCTACATGAAGCAATTCTCTTACATCAACATCCAAAAGTTCCGCTATGCGAAATAATGTTTCCAAATCTGGTTGTGAAGCATTAGTACACCAACGAGAAACAGATGTCACATTCCTACCAACTTGCTCAGAGAGCCATTTAGCCGTTTTATTCTTTTCAACAAGGACTATTTTAATCCTATTCAATTGCTTCATAATTGAAATAATTTGTAGTTTAATGCAAATATATCAAAATTCAATGTGAAAAGCTAATATTGTTCAATTTATTTTGGTAAAATACCTTTCAATGATAATTCTATTCAAAAATTAACCACCATACCATTAGCCTTGTCAAGTTCATTCCAGCGAGTACAGAACAAATGTGAGTGGCGAACAGGAGGATAGTCTGCGAGCAGAGCACCAGTATTAATCAGTTCACACTTCTCGTTGATAATGCCGAATGATTCATAGTCGCTATTCTCAAACAAACGTTTAGTGCGCTTAAAGTATGTGGCACGAAGCACGGTAAATACCATATCCACGAACTTCCAACAATACACAAGGCTCATACGACATGTTACTACCCTTCAGCACCAGTTCTTTGTGCTTCAAGATACTAGCTACTACACTCTAGTTACCAACACGAACAAATGCCTACATCGGTCCATCATCTATGTTATAATAAGATATCTGAGCACCAGGCATCACTGTGAGTACAACGAACTCCTTGTCTTCAGCCTTTGCGAACGAGAGGTTGAATCAGGTATTGGATCAATGTGAGACTTGATAGCTTCGCTGATCTTCTCCGCATCATCTTTTACGTCATCAAGACCGACCGATAGTTTTATCATTAGCAATACCCCAAATGAGTCTGCCACCAATACCATTGGCAAAGGTGCTCACACTCTTGCACCAACTTTTCGGTTTCTTCACCTCCAGAGCCACCTTCTTATCATATTTTGTTACCCCGCCTATCAGTTGGTGAATGTCTAGTACTTCCATTTTATATATAACGTATTGACCTACTATTTATTTAAATGTTTAGAGTTCTATCGAACATAACGATTCCCCTTTATATTTTATAATATGTAGCATCTGACTCACAGAAACAACAGATGATTACTTTACCATCAAAGTCACTCTCATGGATTGCCTTCAACGCAATCTAAGCAGCCTCTGCCTTTGGATAGCCATACACACCAGTACTAATACAAGGGAAAGCGATACTCTTAATGCTCTTTCCCTTAGCAATGTCAAGTGCAGTCTTATAGCATGAAACCAGCAACTGAGACTCGTCACCATTACCATAAAAACAGGTCCGACGGTATGGATTACATACTTGCAAGGCAAGTTATATGCCCCTGTTATCTTACTCTGACCAGTCTCGCAACCGCAAGAGTCATGCACTCCTTCAAGAGTTCGCGACCTGCAGCACGATGAATAGCACCATCCACTCCTCCACCATCTAACAACGAGCGGTTAGCTGCATTAACGATTGCATCAACTGCCAGCTTGGTTATGCCACCAACGACGAGTTCTATCTGTTTCATATACTTACCTCTTATTCCATATCGGTTAGAACCATATCGCAAAATTCGTTTGCATTATTTGCATTATAAATTTTAGCGCCAATATTCTTTAATGGTTCATAGCTATGTAGAGATTTTGAACCACCAAGTAAAAATATATATAACTTATTATCATCATTCAAATAATCACGGAAATAGCTTACAGATTCATTGATATTGCCTAAGTCACCATCTGTAATCAACACGGTAACTAGATCTCTAGATCTTACGTCTAACGTTGATTTAATTCTTGAAATTGGAAACTTAGTTCCACCGTGACCATTTGTTAATAGACGCTCCCTTACGTCATCATATTTATCACTCCAATCAACGTATGCATCAATTTTATCACTAAATCCTATAAATGCAACCTTGCTTTTTGTTGATTCAAAGTATGATAAAATACCATATGATGCAAGAACAGCCTGATGCATATTAGCAGATTCCTTCATCGCAGACCCCATACTACCGGATGTATCAACGACCAACAACAAATCCATTTGTTTGCTTTCAGTACCATTATCATCATTAGATACATATTCCCACTTTTTTGTAGTCATTCCAGGAATAAGTCGTGGAGATGTCATATATGTTAACATTAAATCCAGCTCCTCTATTGGGTCCCCAATTCTCCATACAGAGGGATATGTATATGAAGACTTGTTTCCTGTATTCGAAAATTCAACAATTGGTATGATATTAGCACTTTGAACATTAAACCAAAGAACTCCCTTCTGCTTATCAGACATACCTATAATACCAGCAATTGCTAATAGGTCGATGAACTCTTCTACAGAGGTTTCTTCTGCGAGTACTTCTATTGCTTCTTTGACTTTATCAGGATCCGCAAAAACAAAAGCATTTCCGTGTTCATCGCCATCTTTAGGTCTACCAACACCCCATTGACCGCTCTGTTGCTGGGATCCCT